TTCCATGAATGATTTTTCAAGATATGGAAAATCACCACCACGGTGAAAATCAAGTGTACGTGTTCGTTGACCACCATCTAACACCCAAGTTTCGCCAGTTGGAATGCATTCGCAGTTACGAGCTATCCACATGAAACCACAGTGGGCATTGGTGTAAACCTGACCAAGAACGGAATCTCTGTCTTTCTTGCCGTATACACTTTCACGTTGGATGGAGTTTTCCAGCTTCCAGGCTGAGTTATTGGGCGTGTGATACGCCCTGAGAATTCTTTCGTTTGTCCAGCTTTCCACCTTGATGCTGTAGTTTTTACCTGTTTTTTCTTTCTCTAACATTTTTACTACCTCCTATTTTTTGCTGATATACCATGTATACCGCGCTATATAGGTAATAATAGTAGAATTATGGGGCATGTTAATTTGCTTACTAAACAATATAGTATATTGGTATCATTCGCCAATACATTCAGTTTTTCGGACTATTAACAATAGGGCATAACTCGCAACTACCTATATAATGCGATATGCAAGGACTTAGGCAAAAATAAAAGGGAAGGAATTGTTGCTCATACCCTTGTTTATGTCTCCTATTATATCAACTAGAATTGAGTCAGTTTATTCTAGTATTCTGATAATAACTTTCTACTAAGTTATAAACTGCATTAGATTCAAGGTTTAAAGCTTTTAGATAAGCCTTTTGTTTATCACTGGCAACTAGATAATTACTGTCATTCTCGCAGTAAAATTCTGAGTATGCGAGACCACAAAGGAAAATTTCTTTTTGAGTCAGTTTAATATTGTTGTGATGCTTAGTGTTAAGGATATCATAAACTTCTACTGCAATTGCCTCTACTCCAAACTGGCTTAATTCTTTAGCAATTTTAAGACCTTCTGTCATTCTTATGGTTATTCCTCCTCTAAATTTAGGAGACATAAAACAGGATATGAACTATTTGATATCCCTGCTTGCAGGGTGCAATGTAGGTACATTGCAAGTTATATAGCTTTGTATCAAGACCATCGGGACAACTGGCAGACCTGCCAACTGCAAGACTTATTACTTAGTTACAATATCTATTATAGTAGTATTATTATGATTTGCAATAGCTATTTATACTCTTATTATATTGCTATTTTGATGAGTGGCTATATATTGGGCTTTGTGGGATGTTAGGCGGTAAAAATCGTGACCTTAGTCCTATATTGTAGTGTATTGGGATACAATTTAAGAGAATGGCTATGTAGTGGAATTGGTATACTCCTAGTGGGTATTTATTTAGGTGGTGATAAAGCCGGACTATGAGCAAGATATTACTTCTATATAGTGAGATATTAGCAGGATTAATAAACGTGGCATATAGAGCCAATTTAAGTGGTGTATGAGGATATAAAGACCGGCTCAAAAGACCGGACCGGGATATGATTATTTGCTTGCTGCAAGTGGTAATATTAAATTGGATAATGTTAGTCTTGTTTATCCAAGTTGGATGGATGCCGATATATTGGGATTTCCGGGAGTGCACTATCTGCCTAGTGCACTAGTACACTCATGTAAAGGACGCTTTACATTACTTCTCTAATTGTGTCCCTGTTAAAAACGTACGTTTTCCTGTACGCTTTTAATGTTTCATTGATTCGCCAGTCAATCAATTTCAATTCGCCAAGTATCCAATTTTCAATCTCGTATGTCTGGTCTGTTTTCCCTTTTTCAATTATGATCCATCCTCCCACCTCTCACCCACCCAATAAAATTAGCATTTTAATCTAAGAACACGTGTTCTATTCTAATAACTACTTATTATCTCAATAGCTTTTCCCTGCATCAATCCTATTATTTGCAGGTAAGGGCGGGCTATAAACATCTTTAGACTGTTTTTTTATGCCATATCCAGGGTTAGTAGTTCTTCTTCCACAGCACGAACTCAATATCGTACCGTTATCAAACCTTTCTCGTTTAAAACACAAAAAAATAAGGGTATTTCAACCCTTATCATCTCTCATCCCATTCTCTATCTTCTTTCTACTCTTTTATCCCCCTAATTCCCAATCTATCAACCTTTCTCTTATCCTACTATCCCCTACTCTCACCTTAACATTCTCGTTCATCACATATTATTTAATAATACCATTTTTAATAAACTTTTTATCTATTTTTATTTTTCACTATAATTTCATCATCTTTCCCAATCCATTCTTCTAATATCATCCTCATCCTAGAACTCGGAAGATAACACCATATTTCTTCACCATTTCTAATTGCGCTTCTATAAACCCATTGCAATAACTCTCCTAATGCATATTTATCTTCATCAACCTTAACTCCATTATTCACAAAAAATCCTTTAATAAGCGGATTAAGAAATATATTGCATACATAAGCTAAATATTTTCTATCATCATAATCATTAGTTGCTCTTGCATTTACTGGTAAGAATCCTTTTGTATATCCTTTCCCTTGTATTTTATTTTTATATTTTTTAAATGTAGTCCATAATATTTCTTTAGATGATGCGTTTACTTTATTTTGAAAATAGTTTAATATATTATTCTTTAATTTTTTCATTACTTCTTCATTATCTTTATTTTTTAAAAACCATGTTGATGATAATACATATTTATTATCTCCTACATTATTTATCTTATCATTAATTATATTTATTTTTACCCTATCTATCGGTTTCTCATCTATTTTCCCTTGACATATTCCCCAATCTTCATCTATATGATAAAAATCATATTCTACTTTATATAGATCATAATAATATTTTTGTATTTGTCCTTCAAATAAATATGTAGCTACCCACACTTCTTCAAAAGCATTAAATATCTTTATTGGGAATGTCCACATTAATACTACATCATTTACTAAAAACAAACAATTATTTTTTGCCATATTTTTAATATCGTTATATCTAGCATCATAATTTTCTTGTTCTTCATTCCATGTAACCATTTTCTTTTCATCAATTAATATGAGGTCTTGATTTAGTAATGTTTTTATGTCATCTTTTGTTAGATTAACTTTTTCAACTACATCCATTACTTCATCTAATATTAATATATATTTACCTAATCTTATTAATTCTTCGGTTTCTTCATTGGCATTTCTAAATAAAGCATGAGTAGATACTATATCGCTTTCTTTTCTTAATAAATTATGTAAATCATTTAATTTTCTACCTTGTCCATATTTAACACTAGGTTCATAAAATCCTTTACAATTACTTTTAATTCTTTGAACTTCGTTTAAAAATGGTGTAATGTACATATAATTATAATTTCTATTATTATTAATTTTTTCTATTAATCCTTGTGTTTTACCTTTTCCCATATAATCATCAATAATGTGAATCATCCAATTCCTCCTAATTTTCTATTGCTTTCTATATACCTCTATATAACAAAAATCCATTTTTTTATAGTTATTATCGTTATATTATTTTAGGTTTATTGCTTTTTCAATTTTAAATGTCATAAGTAATAATTCACCCATTTTTCCTTTCTTAAATATAATAATAATTTTCCTTTCTGAAATTCTAACCAATAAATATTTGGTAACAAATATTTTAAATGATTTTACTGACGTTTACGAAGTAAAATTATTTTCTCTTTACCCCATCAGGGGTTACTACAATCCAAGTAATAATTTTACTCCATATTTAATAATACCACACAATTCATCATTTGTCAAGTATTTATATATTATATTGTTATTATATTTATTTCGTTAATAATCAAAAAACTATCAAATCATCCTCCACAACCAATCCTGACCTCCCTTAACCCTATCTTATCGCCTAACTCTCTACCTCTTCTCCTACCCTATACTTTTATATTAAATCCTATTATATACCCTATATCACTACATATTTTCTAATTCTATTTTTCTACTGTAAACATTCACAATAATAAGATTTTATCTCTTTATTAAAAACATCTACCCTACCAACCTCTCTTCTCCTTCTCCCTCAAACATCTCTCTCAAAAAACTCTTCCTCTCTCCTCTATTCCTCCCAATTCCATACTTCCAAGCATCCATTTCACAAATAACAATACAACTCTCTATTGCTCTGGTTATTCCTGTATATATCAATTGCTTACTTAACATTATATAATTACTATTATCTAATCCTAATATTACATTTTTACAAGCACTACCTTGGAATCGGTGGATTGTAATTGCATATGCTAAGTCTATATCTAATAAATCTTCACCGCTATATTCAACAATAACTCCATCAAAATCTATTAATAATTTTCCTTCATATATATCTAGTATTCTACCCATAGTTCCATTGTATATATCTACTGTATTTAATGGATCTTCGTATATTCCCTTCTCATAATTATTTCCGTTTTGTATAATTTTATCTTTAACTCTAAATTCTTTCTCTCCAAATTTTAATCTAATACTATCAATATCATCTATATCAACATTATTAATATCAATCCCATTAAATACATTCTGTAAATCTCTATTCAATCTCTTTGTGCACAATCCCTTCTCCTTCATAGGCACTAATACTTGTAAATCCATAATATCTCCATTACCATTATCTATCCTCTTCTTATATCCTTGACACATCTTTATAATCTGATTATACATAACCTCTTTATCTAAATACGGATATAAGAAAAAATCTTTTAACTCACCATATACTCCTTTTCTCTCAACTACTTCTCCTTTTCTAATTTTACTTGCAACGGTAATAATTCCTGACTTCTCAGCTTGTCTGTGTATTTTTGTCAATGTTATTGTTGGTACATTATTTATTAAATCTCTCAATACAAATCCACAATTAATAGGTTCTAATTGTTCTATATCTCCTAATAATATTAATTTACTACCATTAGATATTGCTTGTATTAATCTCCATGCTAAATCACTACTTACCATACTTGTTTCATCTAATGCTACAATATATAAATCTAATTTATTTTTTTTATTATACATAAATCCTTGATTTCGTTTATATTTTAACAATCTATGTATTGTATAAGAATCTAATCCTAATTCTTTTATTCTCTGAACTGCTTTTCCTGATAATGCACATGTAGCATAGGAGGGGGTATTGAATATTTTTAATATTGCTTTTAATATCTGACTTTTACCTGTTCCCGCAGGGCCATTAATAATCAACACATTATTCTTAACTGCTAATTTTATTGATTCTTTTTGTTGGTCTGTAAATGTAAAATCTTCATTATTTTGTTCTATTTTTTCTTCTTGTTCAATCTCATTTATTTTCTTGTCAATATCTTCTTCTTCAATATTGCACCAATCACATTCTGTATTAATTAATTCTTGTAACTTACAATATATATTATGTTCATATTCCCAATTCTTCTTTAATGCTATTCTATTCTGATCTGTCCATATTCCTTTTAATTCTTTTTCTTTCTTATCTCCAAATATTTCTTCAAAACTATCTACATCATCAATAATATCATTATTATCAACACTTTTAACATAATCAACAATCAACTCTCTATCTATCTCTAATAATTTTACTCCCCTATCAATTACATCATTCTTAAACATCCACGAATTACCATTATTATCTGCATCTTCTTTTAATAAATATTTAATACAAGCATTAATCCTCAACTCTGATTCTTTCTCTATCCCCATATTTAACGCATAAATATCACATTTAATAAATGATATACCACTAACTTCATCTGCAAGTATATACGGATTTTCTTTTATCTTCTTTAATACTATCTCTGTATACTCGTACTTCTTCATCAATTTCATTACCATTTTATATGTAATACCATATTTACTCAATTCAACTAATGCTTTTTGAAATATTATATTATCCATCAATTTCTTTTTTACTTTATTATATAATACTTCACCTAATCCTTTCACTTGTCTATAATCAAACTCACCATTCTCTATTAATTCAATTATTCCACCTTCAGGATATACACGATATATTTCTTCTACTTGAATTCCTGTTAACATAATCTTTAAATATTCTTTTTCTTCTGATATTGTTGTTGGTATATTTTCTTGTAAATGTTTTACCTTGTATTGTATTCCCCACTTCTTATCATTTACTTCTTCTACATCAGCATTATATTTTCTTCCTTTTTCTAATTTTGGCATATAACCTTTTACGATGATTGTTTTATTCTTAGATAGTTTTACCTCTTGTGAGTCTGTTTTACAAATCAATATTGCAAAATTATCTTTGTAAAATTTTTCTACTAACGGGGTTATTGATATTAACATTTGTTTATTATCTCCTTTTCTATTTACCAATAAATATTATTTCTCGTTTTATTTGTTCTTGTTTATAATTTTTAATTGCTTGTTCTATTAAATATTCACAATTACCTTCATCAGAATAAACAACATAAAAATTAGGTGATCTTTTTATTTCTCCATTAATTATTCTCTTTCCTGGATTATCATACATAATTAATTTATTATCTTGTAATATATCAACATACTTACTTATTAACCTTCTATCTATTCCTGTTTCATTAATTAATATTTGATTACTTATATATGAACATTGTTCATCAAACACTCTTCGTTTTATTGCACAATATAACGATAATAATTTAACTCTATTATTTATTCCTTCTTCTTTATTTATTATTTGTAGATGTTTATTAAATAACACACAATAATCTTTCTCATAAACTACAGGAAAATTTATTCTTGCTTCAATGAAATCCTCTGCTCTTGGTTTGTTAAGATTAACTTCTTCTAACAATTCAACAATATTATTATCAATTAAACTTGTTAATGCTTGATATGCTTTATTCGTATATTCTGTTCTATTACCACCAAATAAATCACATATTAATTTTTTGTTTGCACATACTGTATTTTTATATGTTCTTCTTTGTAATAAATTAACCAACAAATAGAATGATTCTAATCCCATACTTTGTATAAGATTAGTGCCATCCCTTATTCTAAACCAATCATTATTTATTTGTATATAACCATTTTCATATAATTCTGTTAATGTCATTAAATTATCCTTTTCTAATTTCTTATTACTAATTTTTATTGATGAATGAAGTTAAAATAAAAAAGAAAGGTATTCTCCAGAATACTGTCTTATCTTTATATTAATGTCTTATATTTATATTAATGTATTATATTATATATGTCCCATTCTTGTATTTTTTCATACAGATCCAGGCAGACCTTGTACGTTTTATGTATAAACTCACACGGATTCTGGCAAAGGTTGTACGTTTCATGTATAAATTCATACAGATTCTGGCACACCACGCCAGTTGGGGTTTTGAGGGCTGTTGATAACCATATATTTACAGTTATTTACCATTTGTTTACATAATTTTTCCGTTTTTTACCATTCAATTAAATCCCCAAGATTTTGCTTGAATCTATTAGCATTTCTTACATAAGCCATAGTTGTATTTATGTTGCTATGTCCAAGAATCATTTGCAACTCAACAATACTTATTCCTTTATCTACAAGATTGGTTGCAAATGTTCTACGTAAATCATGTACTGAAATATCACTATACTTCTTCAGTATTCTACTTACATTTGTCCCTGTCATTTGTATTCCTTTAGGATTAGGAAACATTAATTTGTTAGTACCAAAACTTTCATTCTGTTTTAATTCTTCAATATATGAATTGCCAATTTCAATATATCTATCTTTACGTCCTTTACCCCTTACATATAGAAACCATTTTTTTTCTATTTCTTTGTAAATAAAACTATTCCACATTACTGCTGTGGATTCTTCTTTACGAATACCTGTTCTTAACATCATCTGGATTAACTTCAAATCCCTATCATAATCTATAGTGTTATATAATTCTTTAATTTGGTCAATAGATAATACGTTACCCAAGAATAATTCTTCTTTAGGAAGTTTATTTCTTAATAGCCGACCAATTCTTTTATCGGTAAATGGATTATCTGATATTATCTTTTCATCAATACAGTAATTAAACAATGATTGAAGAGAAGCTATTCTTCTTTTTATAGTTGCTTTACTATATTCATTGTCTACCATATCAGATACATATTCTTGTACTAAGCGGTATTTAATTGATTTAATCATTGAATTAGATATTTCTTTTATGTCAGTTACTTCGAAGAAATCTTTAAGATCGGTAATGTATGATCTTTTTGTCTGTAAACTTTGGAATGAATTAATAAATTCTTCTGCGATATATCTTTCTTGGTAGTTATCATATCTGTTTTTAATATCATTGATGTCGATTACCTCTGCTAGATTTGACTGGTTTGCGACCATATTTACACTCTCCTTTTAATTTGTTAGTTAGTTTTATTAGTTAATTGGTTTATTTTTTGTAGAACAAATATTATTGGTTTTGTTCTATGTATTAATATTATCATAATACTAAAATAATAGCAAGGGTTTAAGAATGTTTTTTATTTGAAATTTATTTAATTGGTAAGGTTTCGACATTTGAAATGCAGAAACCTGAAAATGAACATAGTAAAATTTATATGCTATTTATGTGCTATTTTTTGTTAGTTTTCATGCTATTTTTATATAATTTTGTACTAATATCTTATGGTTTTCATTGAATTTTATACGTTTTTTATTAATTTTTTATGTATTTTATGCTTGACTTAATATTTGTTTAATGTTATTATAATAAGTTTAGGTACTTGACATATTGAAAATTTTATGGTATTATATTAAGAGAAGATTAATTAGAAATTACTCATTTGTAGTTTCTAATTAATAATATTTTTAGAAAGGAGGAATTTTAGTTACATCTTATACTGGAGAAAAGTATGAATACATATTGCCTGAGTTTACAAAAACAGATTGGGAGGGATTATATAAAGAATATTCTAAAAATGCGGAAAAAACAGGAGCATTAGAGATAATTAGACGATATAAAAAATATATACAAAAAAAGAATAGAGAAATAAAAGGAATAAGAAAATTAAATGGTAAAGAATTACAACAAAGAACAATTATCTATGAAACAGAAGAAGAAATAATAGACACTTTGAAAGCAATAGAAAGATATTTGCCAAAAGAAAAAAGAATTTTTTATAATATGTATCAAAATATTAATAATAAAATGGATTTTGGTTATATCCCAATAGATCATAAAAATTTAGAAAGGATTATTGTAAATAAAGAATATAGGAAGAAATTATATGAATTATTAGAAGAAGAATTATCTCCGCAACAATTTAAATGTATTAGTTTATATTATGGAGCAGGATTTGGGCAAGAGTTAGTTGCACAAGAATTAAGTATTAATCAACCAAATGTTAATAATTATTTAAAAGAAGCATATAATAAAATTTTTAATTCTGTAAATATAAAATTATTTATAGAACAATTTAATTAAGTAGTATATTTTAATAGTTAAACTGTGCGTAAGTTATGAGGAGAAGATTAAGGAGGGCATAAAATCAGTAAACGATTTGAACACGATGAAAATACTGGATGGAGTAAAAAACAATTATTAAATCAATATAAAAAAGAAAATCCTTTATGGGATAATAATAAATGTTCAGATAAAGCAAATGTGATTTGTAAAGAACTTAATAAATTGAATATTCAAATATATAGAGATAATAAAAAATATAATAAACATAATGTTCCATTTAGTTATTCTCCTTTTCTTGAGGAAGAATTATTTGATGATTTTAGGGAAACAGATCAATATAAACTTGATTGTCAAAATGAACAAAATATTAAAATAATAAAAATGATTGTTAAACAATTAGATGATGAGGAAGAAAGAGATAATAATGAATAATATAAATACTTATGGGATTATATATAAATGTACTAATATAGTAAATGATAAAATTTATATTGGACAAACAATTAATACATTAGATGAAAGAATGATTGGACATATATATGATATCAAACATAAACCTAATTATTTTCATAATGCTTTAAATAAATATGGTTTGAATAATTTTATTTGGGAAGTAATAGATGAAGCATTTTCAAAAGATGAATTAGATTTAAAAGAAATAAGATGGATTAAATATTATAATTCATTTGGAGAAAATGGATATAATTTAACATCTGGTGGATCTGATAATTATAAGGTAAGTCAAAAATTAAAAGATAAACAATCAGAAACAAGTAAACTTTATTGGGAAAATAACTTAAATAGACACAGGAATAATAATAGTTGGTCAATAGATGAATTAAAAGAATTATATAAATTAGAAAATCCTAATTGGAATGAAAATAAATGTACAGAAAAAGCTGAAATAATATTTAGTGAAATGAATAAATTATATAATAATAGTTATTATGATGCTACAAGATTTCATAGTCATACTATCCCTTTTAGTTTTTCTAAAATGTTAGAAGATGAAGATTTTGAAGGTTTTAGAAAATCTGATGTTTATCATAATATAATTAAATCTGATATAACATATAGAAACATAGAATTAATTATACAAGAAATTAATGATGATGATTTAGATTATTTATTAGATAAATTTTATGATAGTTTAGATTATGATTATTATGATGAATATGACGAGGTGGACGATTTATGATTGCAAAATTTTGTAATGTCGATATCGAAAATGTTTTTATGTTTGAAGGAAGCAAATATAAGATTTGTGACAGTGTTTCAAGATATCAAGTTAGTGATGTTCCAGAAGAAAACAATGCTGGAATGGATGTAGTATTGGTTGTTGAGGATAAAGGAAAGATTTGGTTCTTAGATGAAAATATGGATAAAATCAAGAACAAATTTATAAAGAAATTAGATTAGTAAAGATATAATATAATGATTGGTTGTGATTATTTGTATTCAGGAGTTATAGAAATACAACTTGACGATGAAAATTTAGCAAAATTTTATGAAACCAATAAAATAAATCAAGAATTAATATGCAACCAATACGTGATTATAAAAGACAAGGATAATAATATAATTGATAAGCGTAAATATAATGGAACAAATTTAATTACTATTAAAAATCATAAATTTAAGAATGTTGATATTTTAAAACCTTTAGATGATATACAACTTTTTGCATATGATGCTTTATTAAATAAAGATATAAAAGTTATTTGTTTAACAGGTAAAAGCGGAACTGGTAAAACGAAGACAGCATTATCAGTAGGATTAGAAATGTTTAAACAAGGGGTTTATGAAAAAGTTATCTTAGTGAGACATGCAGAAGAATCTGGAAAATCAATTGGTTTTCTTAAAGGTGATAAAAATGGGAAAATGGTTGATGGTTGGGCTGGATGTTTTTATGATAATTTAGAAGGTAGTAAATATGAATTTGAAGATTTAGTAAATAAAGAAAAGATTCAAATAGAAAGCTTGTCTTTACTTAAAGGAAGAAATTTTAAGAAAAGTTTTATTATTTTCGATGAAGCAGAAGATGCTTTTCCTGAACATATTGAATTAGTTGGAACTAGACCTAATGATGATTGTAAATTAGTGTTTGTTTCTGATTATGAACAGGTTAGTAATCAAAAATATAAAACTAATTCAGGAATATTACAATTAATAAATAAAGCAAAAGGCAAAGAATGGTTTGCTACTATAGAACTTAAAACTAATGGTAGAGGGGTTATTGCAAATTTCTTTGCTACTGAATTTAAAGAATAATTGTTGGTTAGTAGGTATTTTAATATAGGGAGGCATTTTTACGGGGTTTACTTAGCGTATTTATAATATAGTTAATAATATATATAACATAAATAAAAATATAATAAATAATTAAAATTAAGAGGAGTGTATATTTTAATGAGTATTACTACAGGTATTGAGTTGTTCAAGGTATTGGCAGAACAGACAGGATTAACCCAATTGGAAATAAAAAGTGTATTTAAAGCATATGGCGAAATTATTGAAGAAATGAATACAGATGGGGATAAGGTTCTACTCCCTGGACTCGGTAATTTTAAAGTAACACTTAAAGAAGCTCGTACAGGAAGAAATCCATCAAGCGGAGAAGTTATTAGTATTCCTGCAAGGTTGGGTTATAAGTTTGCTTTTACTGGTATAAAGAATAAATTTAAAGGTTAAAGATAGGAGTAATAAATACAGATGGCAAAGCAAAAATGGGAACTTTTACATAAGGATGAGACAATATTAAAAGCAATTGGTGTTTTTGATGCTGATAAGTTTTGTTTGTTAGTTGACGGAGAAGAAATAGATTTGAAGAAACAGTTAAAAATGTTTCATAATAAAGAAATTGGTTTTAATATAAAACTTGTAAATGATGAAGAATAAAGAATAATTTTAAAGGAACTCGACAACTGCGGGTATCCTTACATAATTCTTGTGCAAGGATGGGTTTTTACTAGGTTGTACCCCAAACAATCTAGTTACTTTGTTTATTTATAATAGAAAGTTAGGTGACAACAATTAAAGAATGGTTACAGCAACCTAATGAAGATTTTATGGATTGGAAAATTAGATTAATAGTCAATAAAATTGATCGAATATATGATATAGATTGGGTAGAGATTGTTGAACTATTAAATTTAAATTGTTCGCCAGATCATTGTAGGAAAGTTTCATATGGTATTTACGAAATTTACAAACATTATTTAACCAAAGAAGATAATTCACAACTAGCTTTAGTTAAATCTAAGATTGGTGAATATGATATTAAGAAACAATTAACTCAAAATAAAATAAATGAATTATCAAAAATTAAAAGAGAATTTATTAAATCTTTTGCTATTGCAGATGATTTAAAATCTTATTTTGAAAACAATTTTACTATTAATATTCCTGAATATTGTAGTAATCCTATAGAAATTAATAGTGATTATGAAATGATTTGTCATTTAAGTGATTTTCATATTGGATATGTTATCAATGATTGTAAGGGTAATTATTATAATTGGGAAATTGCTAATCAAAGAATTGATAAGTATATTAATGAATGTATTAAATATATTGAATTGTATAATATAACAAAAATACATATTATAAATTCTGGCGATATTATTGAACATGTCAGCATGAGATTGAATCAATCACAATTTTGTGAGTTTAATCAAGCAGAACAAATTAACAAAGCTATTGAATTAATATATAGGTTATTAGTTGCTTTATGTAAATATTGCGATGTTGAATATGATAGCATTTACGGTAATCACGATAGAATGAATGGTGATAAAAAAGCTAATTTAGATGGTGATAATGCTGATACTATTATTTCTGAACAATTAAAAGTTTATAAGCAATTAAGTAATAATAATAGATTAATTATTGTTGACAGAAATCATGCAGATAAAGAAATATTTAAAACTATTAAAGGGTTTAAATGCAAATTCATTCATGGAGATAGTATTAAAACAGAAGATGGTAAATCAGCAATTAAAGCTGAAATATCATTAGATAATATATTCCATGATTTATTATTTAAGGCACATAAACATAATTTTAAATTAGAATCTGAAAATCATGGCAGATATATAATTTCTACAGGTTGTTTATCTGGATTTAATGATTTTAGTACTAATTTTAAATGTGCTACTGAAGCTTCTCAAACAATAGTGATTTTAGGGGATAACGGAATTGAGTTAATTAAAGATGTAATTTTAAAATAATGGAGTTTTATTATAAATGAATGATAATGACAATATAAATAGTAGTGATTTATGTTCAACCTGCATTTTCGCTGACGATTGTGAATCCGCAAAAGCAGGTCAATGTATTTTAGAAGATTTGAGAGTTAAAGATAAAGTGACTAAAAGATATAATAAAAAGAAAGAGAAGAAAATGAAGAATAAGAAGTTGAGTGAGTATGGAGAGTAGAAATAATTACTTAATTATTAATATGAAGGTAGGTGTACTAATTTGGATTTAAATCTTGATTTCGATATTCAAGAAGATATTGATGAACAAGGTAAACAAATATTAAAATATCTTATTAATCAAAAACCTGTTGATAAAGATGTATTCTATAAATTAAAACAAGATCGCAAAGAGAATATGATTAATAATCATGGGATGAATCATAATATGAATCAAAATTTAAATCCAGAAGAATACACTGATTGTGATTGTGATTGTGAAGGTCAAGGTGTTTGTTTTAACTGTGCTATTAGAGATTTAGTATCAGAATTAAGAGAATGTGATGATAATGAAGCAGTTGAAATAATACTTGAATTTATAGATGGGGTTGAACAAGATTCTTTTGAAACAGGTATATCTGAGGGGATTACACTTGGGATAAAGAACATTTGTAGAAATTTAGTAGAACAATTAAACCATGTAATTTATACAGATATAGAAGTTAATATAGGTGGTAATCAAGATATGGAAAATGAGTGGGATGATGAATAGATAACTTTAATTATTATTAACAGGGTTTTATCAGAAGGGTTAAATAAGGTAGCTCCTTATGAATGGCAACTCCTACTGCCTACCCTTCTTTTTTATGGTTATTTTTAAGTAGGAGAATTTAATATTTTATTTTTTGTAGGAGGTAGTATATGAAAAGATTAACTTACGAAGAAATAAAACTATTTATTGAAATAGATTCAAATAGTGGGTGTAAATTATTAAGTGAAGAATATAAAAATGATCGTGATAAATTAGAATTTGAATGTAAATGTGGAGACAATTTTAATATTAATTATAATACTTTTAAAAATGGTAAAAGACAATGTAATAAATGTGGGTTTGAGAAAAGAGATGCTTCTAGAAGATTATCTTATGAAGAAGTAAAATATTTTGTAGAAGTAAAAAGTCAGTCAGGGTGTAAATTAATAAGTGAAGAGTATATAAATAGTAAAAATGAATTGGAATTTAAATGTTCTTGTGGACGAAATTTTAAACGTTGTTTTGATAGTTTTAAAAGTAAACATCATTATAAGTGTGATAAATGTTCTGGATTTCAAAATTGGATTTATGAAGAAATTAAAGAATATGTTGAAGATTATAATTGTGAGTTAATATCTAATAAAGAAGAATATAAAACGCAATTATCAAAATTAAAAATTAAATGTTCTTGTGGAAATACTTTTAAAACTTCCTTTACTAAATTTAAAGACAGAAATAAACATCAATGTAATGATTGTGGTAGTATTTTACAAGGAATAAATAATCCTAGAACTTGGACTTATAAACAAGTTAAAAATATTATTGAAAAAAATTTTAATTATATTTTAATTAGTGATAATTATAATGATTATAATGGAAATTTAATTTTTAAAGACAATAATGAATATTTTTATTTTTCAAGTTTAGCTAATCTATTAAGTAATAAAATTCCTAGTAAATATAGAAAATCTAATCCATATACAATTCAAAATATTAAACTTTGGTTAAGGTTAAATAATAAAAATATTGAATTAATAAGTAATAAATACCAAACTGCGAAGAAAAAATTAAAATGGAAATGTTTAAAGAATAATTGTAATAATATTTTTCAAGTAGGTTGGGATAGTATTTTACATAATCATGGATGTCCACAATGTAATGAATCTCAAGGTGAAAGTAAATGCAGAGATTGGTTAGAATTAAATAATGTCTCATATGATAGAGAATATATATTTTATAATTTAAAAGATATAGATTTTTTGCGTTTTGATTTTGCAGTTTTTTATGATATTAAGAAAACTGATTTAAAATGTTTGATTGAATATGATGGAGAAGGTCATTATAGTGAATTACCTTTTGGTAAAAAATCATATTTATCTACAGTTAAACATGATAAGATGAAAAATAAATATTGTAAATATTATAATATTCCATTATTAAGAATACCCTATTGGGAATTAGATAACATAGAAGAAATATTAATTAATTACTTTTTTAATAATAATATAATAAGTCAGGTGGTTTAAATGACAGCAAGTAAAATCTGCATGAAGTGCAATACCCCTAAACCAATGAACAAATTTGCAATCAATGATTATCTCAAAGAAAAGTACGATTTATGGTGTAAGGATTGTCGCACAAAACATGTAAATAATGAACAGAGTTTAAAAATATACCTTTTTGAAAACAAACGTCCTTATAATGAAGACTTATTAAAATGTTGTATAGAAGAAAGCGAACAAAAAAATAAAACAAAAAATATAAATGATTATAATATTATAGTAAAAAATGCGATCCGAATATATTTTCAAAAAATTCCATTATTAAATAGTTGTGATGGAGGTAAAAAATTAAACAAAAATGATTTAAAAGAAACTAATACAAAAATTAATACCAAAACAAAAAATAATAATCAAAATAAAAAGAAAAAAGTTGAACCCCCTAGTGAAGAATTAATTGAAAAATGGGGGGAAGGATACGATTCTTACGAATATCAATTATTTGAAAAAAAATGGAATAATTTAATTGATAATTATGGTGAAAAAACAGCATTACATATAGAAAATCTAAAAATTTATATTAGGTATAGAACTAAAGAAGAAATATCTACTGCATCTAAAGATGTTAAAGGAGCAAAAGAATGGGGTGCTTTAGCATCTAAAGCGGCAGAAGATGCTAAAATAAATGTTAGACAATTATCAAAATCAGATATTTCAGGAGGAATTGATTTAGTTCCTCAGATATTTGAAGCAGTTGAGTCTAATTTAGGTATTATTTCAATATTACCTAAATTAAAAGAACAACCATATGATGATGTAGATTTAATTATTTGGACTATTATTAATTATCTTCGTAGGCTTGAAAATAAACCAAGAATTAAATACAGAGATATTTGGGATTTTTACGATCAAATGCTAGAGGAATCATTTATACAAAAAGGTTATTCAGAAGAAATGGTTTTAATAGAAAAAGAAAAAAGAAATAATATATTTAGAGATTTAGATTTAGTATATATAGAACCTCTTTATAAAGATGGGGAATTATAATGACCTCATATAATAATTTTGAGTCAAAAAATAATAAGCATACTTATGACAGGTATGATATTTATGAACCTGAATTTGAAACACCTTTTAAACATTCTGATTTTAATCAAAATATAATTTCTAAAAATATATCTGAATTTGCTGTGTTATGTTCTTTTTTAAGATTTTATCCTGATATATTTTGGGATTTATATAAAGAAGAAACGGGCGGTTTTACCTTTGATTTGCATCAGAGACTAATGATTAGATTGCTTTCAAGGCTACCTGAAAATTATTTTTGCGCTCCTCGCGGAATTTCAAAAACACTGATACACGTAATGAGTCAATATCATACCGCATGTTGCTTTCCTGGAGTTTCATTATCTATAACAGCTTCGACAAAAGAACAATCAATTAAAATATGGAGAGACAAACATGATGAAATTTTAAAATTTTACCCATCTTTTGCTAAAAATATTAAATCGGCAAGATTCGCTAAAGATACAGGGAAGGTTGAATTTATTAATGCAAGTGTAATAGATAACCTAGCTAATTCGCCTCAAAGCAAAGGCTTAAGGAGGCACAGAGGCGGATTGGAAGAATCTGCCTTAATTGACAAAGATACCTATGATGATTGTATTGAGCCAATTTTTAATATAGGAAGATCGACATTAACTGGTTTGCTTGATCCAGAAGAACTTTCAGGCCAGATAAACCGATATAGTACGTCAGGGTATAAAAATAGTGATGAATACGAAAAAATATTAACCACATTTAAAAATATGGTCGATTTAAAAGGAACTTTTGTTTTTGGTTCTGATTGGTTTATCCCTGTACATTTTGGAAGACAAAAAAAATCAACTATTGATAAGGCTAGAAAAAGCAATATAATTCGTTTCCAACAAAATTATCTTTGTGATTGGGTTGGTGTTAGTGATGGTGGTTTAATTAATATTAGTAAATTAATTAAATCGAGAATATTAAGTAAAGTTGAGTTAGAATGTCCTAAAGATAAAAAAGGGAATTTTGAATTAAACGAATATTGTCTAGGTATTGATGTTGCTAGATCTGCTTCTGAAAATAATAATAAAACAGCTATTGTTGTATTAAAAATAATTAGAAATCAATCAGGAGTTATTAGACAAATTCAAATAGTAAATATTATTACTCCTCCAAATGGGTTAAATTATGAAGAGCAGTCGGTTATTATTAAAAGAATTTTTTATAAATATGGTGGTAATTTAGATTTAATAAAATCTAGGGTTAAAGCGGTAGTAATTGATGCGAACACAATTGGTCAAGGGTTGGTTGAAAAATTACTTGAAGACGTAACTGATTTTGAAACAAATGAAGAATTAGGTTGTTGGGCAACCATAAATACAGAAGATAAGTCTAAAGTGCCTAATTCACCACTTATTCTTTATGCTTTAAAATCTCAAGGTATTAATGGAGATATAATAAGAACATTTATTAATTATGTAGAGTCTAATATATTAAAATTAATTAAACCATTTGATGATGTAAAAAATGATTTAAAGAAAAATGATAGTGATAATGAATTAGAAATTGAAACTGCTTGTTTACAAACACAAGTTTTAATAGATGAAGTTGCAAATTTAAAATTAAAGAAAACTACTAATAGTATAACAGTGGAACAAGTAGTAAAAAGGGTCGATAAGGACAGATTTTCGGCACTTGCTTATGCACTTTATTATATTTCTCTTTTCATGGAGAAAGAAGAGTCTATTAATGCTGATGATTGGAACTATTTCCTTCAAGCAGGATTTTAATATTTATCCAAACCCAAATCAAACATAAGGAGGTGATCCCAAATAGAAAATCAATTAAATGATATTCCTAAAAAACGTGGTAGACCTAAAAAATCCCAATCTTTAACCAATTCCCAACAAAACAATCAAACCCAAACCTCCCAATCCCTCTCCATAAATCAAGAAGATCAACTAAAACTTCATGAATTATGTGGGTTGACAGATTGGATTACTCAATATGGATCAGGGTCTTCAATTAATGATATCTCTTTAACTACTCTTTATGATTATTTAAAAAATCCATATTCAAATATTAAAAATATTCGTTTGGCATCTAAATATTTCTCTAATAAATATGGACTTATCAAAGATGTTCTACGTATATATAAATCGCTACCTACTCTCAATTATCATCTTGCATGGTCTTCGTTTGATAATCCTAAACAAATAAAAAAATATGAACAAAAATTATTTCAATTTTTAGATACTATTAATGTTCGTAAATTTTTACGTGACGGATTATATGAAGTAGCAGAGCAAGGTACAATTGTTGTTTGTTTAAGAAAAGAAAAATACGTTCAATTTTTAGAACTGGATGATATTAGAATAAATAAACAATTAAATGGTAAATGGGTAGTTGAATATGATTTATCTTCTATTAAACAATCAGGAAGTACAGTTTCAGATATATTAGCAGTAATTGAAAGTTTACCTGATGAAGTAACTCTTGGTAAATTTAATAATTATCGAAATAAAGGTGGAGATGAGAACAGGTTTGTTGAATTAAAAAATTGTTGGGTAATTGCGTCTGATTCTCCTAGAAATTATCCATTTGGTATGCCTGTAACTATGGGTGCGTGGGCAAGTCTAATTCAAATGGAAATTATTAATAGAGTTGAGCGTTCAATTGCAGACAGATTAATTAAACAAGTTTTAATTCTCTATACTTCTACTATTGGTGGAGACAAAAATAATCCTGGTCAACCAGTTCCTAAACCAACAGTAGATTTCTATTTTAATAGTTTAAAAACCTTATTACTTAAAAAGGAAAATAATAGTTCTTCATCAAGCATTACTGATTTAAGCGGAACTGGATTAGCAACACTCCCTTATTTCTTTGATTTAAAACCTTTAGAAATTAACACAACTATGTTTACTAAAGAATTATATCAAAAAATAGAAAATGATATTTATTCTAATTTAGGTGTAAGTAAAGCACTTATTAGTGGGGGGAGTGATAATGCAAATTATAGTACTGCTTCATTAAATACTGAAAAATTATTTAAACAATTATTTAGTATTTTAGAAGTATTTGAAGATATGATTAATGACATTATTAAAGAAATGCTTCCTACTAATTTGTCTTGTAAATTTTTCTTTGATAGAGTTACAACTTTAGATAGTGATAAATATATTGATAAATGTAAGGAATTATACCAACTTACAGGGGTCTTTACTTTGTGGGCAGAAGCTCTTACAGGAGTTCCGTATCATTATATTGTAGGATTAGTTCAATATGAGAAAGAAGTATTACAACTTGATACTTTATTAAATCCTCCACAAAATCCATTTAATCAAACTGGTGATAATAATGTTGGCAGACCTGAAGATAAGTCTGGTGGGGGTAAAAATGCTAACACTGATAAATCAAAAAATAATAACGGTAATGCAAATCCGAAACCAAGTAAAAACTAATTAATATTTAATATTTATCATTACTTTTAAGGAGGTGAGAAAAATAACAAAAAATATAAAATTAAATAATCAGCAAAATAAAGAATATTTAAATATACAACTTGCTTCCCTTTCAGATGAACCTTCATATTCAGATAGGAAAAAGGCATTATTTATGATTCATGATTTTGACTTTAATTTGAATGGATTAAGAATAACAGAAGAATTATGTTCTTCAATTAATCCTGATACAAATAAGCCTTGGTATGATTCTTTAAATAATGCTCCTATAGTAGCCGCTACAAATGGAATTGATTTAAAAGGACATGAACCTGAAATAGTTGATGGAGCTATAATTGCTCTAAATACCGATAGTATAGGGACTTTATATGATACTCATATTGGGACACATGAAATTAATGGTGAAGAAAAATATGGATTATGGAGTTCTGGAATTTTATGGCTTAGATTTCAAACTACTTTAAATGTAATTCAAAAAATATATGATACATATGGTTCTGTAGACACATCTGTAGAAGTAAAAACTGGTGGTTATGAATTTTCTGAAGAAGGTCGCACAGCTACAAACGGACTTCTTTATATAGGTCATTGTCTTTTAGGAGTATCAAAATCTGGTGCTTATCCTGATTCTGGTATGTATGAGTTTAATCTTGAAGTAGCTGAAGCAATAAAAAAAGATATTGAAATAAATAATGATTCAGATATTAACAATACTGAATCTTTAAATAATAATAAAGGAGGTATAAATGTGAATCAAATAGAATTTAATTTTGGTAAAGAAATTAAAATATGTTTTGAAATAAACGCAGAACAAAGTCTTGATGATATTAGAGATGCTGTATGGTCTGCTTTGCATCCAACTGATGCAGATGGAAATGTGTCTTATAAATACTGGATTTGTGAATTATTTCAGGCATATGCAATTATTGAAGAAAACGATACTAATAAATGTTTTAAAATGAATTATTCTATTAATTCTGAAGGTGTTGCAAATATTGATTTTGAATCAAAAATTGAAGTTGTTCAAGTATGGCAAGAAACCAATCAAAATGTAGTGGTAGTTAATGAAAATACTGAAGAATTAGATAATCTTAAAACTGAAATATCTAATCTTCAATCTCAAATTACAGAAAAAGAAACTACTATTTCTGAATTGAATACTCAGATTGAAACTTTAACAACTGAAATTGCTACTAAAAACGAAGCATTAGAAATGTCAAGCACAACTAGTAATGAAAAGATAATAAAATTAGGTGAAGTCGTTGAACAGTTAAAAACTGAAATTGCTTCCCTATCCCCTATTAAAGACGAATATGAAAAAGTTCAAGCAGAAATTGCTGAACAAGAATTAATTAAAAATCGTGCTAATTTGAAACAGTATGCTTTAAATTCAAAGTTAATATCTGAGCAGGAAACTGTAGAAAATGAAGATATTAAAAATGCTATATTTGAAGTAAATACTGCAAAAATTAAAGAAATTATTGCAGATAGAATTGTTACTAATGCTCAATTAGAAATTAATTCAATTAATAATGATGTGGTTGTAAATATTTCAGAACAGGGGAACTTGATTCCCGAAACTATGCTTACTAAATATGGCATAGAATAATAATTTATATTAAATAAGGAGGAATTTATAAATGGCAAGTTTAGGTTACGGAATAGTACGCCTCGATCTTTTAAAGGGACACGCCCTTTCATATGATTTTGATACAGCAATTGAAAATGGGGTTTGTGCTGAAATCAATTATGCTACTGGACATATTACAGTAACTAGTGCTAATACTATCAAACAGGTTTTAGTGGCTTCTGTTCCCCAATTATATGATTCTGTTGATGAATCTGATTTCAGGAATGAATTAAATACTTTTAAAGCAAGAGTTTTCTTTTTTGAAGAAGGAGATACATTTACTACTACTCAGATTGACTACAATGGAGATAGAGCTAATTATGCCGCAGTAGTTGTTGGTGATTTTGCTTATGCTCATGCCGCAGATGGTAAATTTACTATTAATTCTACTACTGCCGCCGCCGCCATACAGGAATTTAAAGTTATAGCAAAAGATACTCTTAATGGTTATAGTGCAGTTGTACTGCAATGTATTAGAACTGCTATATCTTAATCTTAATATAATATAAGGAGGTAATTAATTAATGGATAAAAATAAAGTTTTAGAGCTTTGTATGGACGTAAGATATAATCGCTCAAGTATTGAAGGGCAGACTGTAGAACAACGTAAAACTGAACTGTGTGAATTGTTTGGTGAATTACTAAAAAATTATGATAAGAACAAAACTGAAATAAATGAAATAATCAAGGTTAATGTTGATAAAATATTACCTACAAGAATCACTGGGGCTTTAGATATAATCGCTGAATTTGCTACTGTTGGACATGGACAGAAGAAAGAATTTAGAATTAAGAATGGCAAATTACGTATTGATTATGTAGCTCTTGGGGCTGAAATCCGCAGGCAGAAAATTTACAAAAATAAAATAGAAGCATCTCCTGAAGCATTGGGGGCAAGCGTGTACGTTGAATGGGATGACATTCTAAGTGGTAACGCAGAATACTTCACTGAAATGATCAATGATATTGCTGATGGTATTATGGATGAAATTATGACTAAGATTCAGGCCGCATTTGTTGCTGGTATGGCTACTGCTCCTGCTCTTAATAAATATACTGGTGTCTTTAGTTTGGCTCAGTTGCGTAATGTTTGTAATACTGTAAGTGCTTATGGATATCCTGTTGTTGTAGGTACTTCAGTAGGATTATCTAATATAACTAGCGATGATGGATTTAGAGCAGTTATGTCTGATAATATGAAAGATACTTTAAATAAAGACGGATTTATTGGCACATGGGAAGGTAAAGCATTAGTACAGCTACCAAATTCTTTTACTGATGAACTTAATGTTACTTGGGTATTGGACAATAATTACATTTATGTTTTGCCAGTCGGAAAAGATAAATTGGTAAAAGTTACCAAAGAAGGTGGATTAGAAATGCTAGAAAAGCAGGACTTTGATACTGGACAAGTAACTAAGAAAGCTATTCAAAAAATTGGTATTAATGTTATTCAGCCTCAGTATTGTGGTCTTGTAACTTTAACTTAATATTTATTTAAATATAATAAGAAAGATAGGTTTTTATGAGTAGAAAGATAAAAGTAATTAATAATATTCATGGAGCTTTGGGTTTTAATTTAAACCCAACTCCTGAATCATTAAGAATATTAAAAACACAAGGTTCTTTTATAGATATTGAAGAAGATGAAGTGAGATATATCTATATTAATCAAGAAATTATTCAGAGAGGAATTCTTTGGATAGACGACAAAGATATGCGAGTAGAATTAGGACTTGAAAAAGAAGATGGTAATAAAACTAATGTAAATATATTAAGACATGATGAAATTAGTGATATTATCCAAGGTAATTATAAGAAATTAGAAAAGATTTTAAATGATATAACTGAATTAGCAATTATTCAACAATTTGTTGAAATTGCAAGGGATTTGAAAATTGATTCAAAAGCTAAAATAGATATTATTGAAGCAAAAGCTAATATGAAAATCTATGAAGATACTGAATAATATTAAAATAACATATTTTTAAGGAGGAATTTATAAATGGCACATACTAATTCATTTATTGTCTGTGTAAATACTGATGCTGATCAAGCAGAAAAAAGTGCAGTTGTAGATGTAGAAAAGATTGCACTTATACATAATATTTCTGATGCAATTCTAACTTTTTCTTTTGATTCTGCTAGTGCATCTACCGAAGATGTAATTGTTCTTGATGCTGGTGCAAAAATTGAAGATTTAGATATTCGTTGTTACACTCTTTATTACAAGGCCGCTGGAGCAGACAATAAGAATTTTAGATTTATTGGATATAAACAAAGTAATTAAATGATACCTTTTTTGAAAGGAGGCAAATAATTTGAGACTTACTCAATATAATGGGGATGCAATTGCTGATGTTGTAGCAGGTACTACTACTGCTAGTAAAGCATTGATAGTTGATGTTAATAAAGCAATTGATACTTTAACAGTTGCAACTTTAAGTGTTGGAGCTTCTGGAGCAGGAACAAATATTTTAAGTTTAGTACCTAGAATTGCTGTAATTAGTAAAGTTTGTGCTATTGCTGATTTTACTGACA